ATACTAAATGTAACAGTACCTTGTGATTGTAAAGCAATACCTCTTGTTACATTTAATCCTTCACCATGCAAATCCAAGTATCCACCAGTAGCAGTAGTAAGAAATGCTTGTCTTAACAAACTATTTTCTTGTGATTCTAAATGATAAATATCTACACTAATAGACTCTAATAAGTTCCTTATCTCAGAACCTTCATTAAAATCAGTGATTTGTGAATCAGGGTATTTGTTATTAAAATAATTAATCATCATTTGTAATATAAAATCCCTTGTAACATGAAAACCACCGACATCATAAAATCCTCCATCTAATTCACCCATATTTACTTAGCCTCCTTATATAATTGTACTTTTAAATCATCAGTTATAACAAGATTTAAAGTAATTATTTCATCACTACCAACTGTTAAAACTTTTAACTCAACATTTATTGTTTTAGGGTCTTTTTTACTACAATTAACTATAACCCCTCTTAGTCGTGGGTCTTGTTGTAAGATTGATTCTATTTCAATCCGCAGGTACTCTAAACTATTCAGATTGTTTTTCATTCCAAAAATACTAAACAAATCACCACCATAATTAATATAACACCAATCATAAAAACCTTTATCTGTATTTAAGCGGTTTATTATAGCTTGTGCGAGGTTTATAGTTCCATCTACAATTTCTAAATCCCCATTAATAAAATTCCATGTGTTTTTAATATCTGTTCCTAACATCTTTAATCACCACACTGCATCCTGACCTGAATCAAATTGTTCAACAACATATTTACCACTCATTGGAAAATCAAAGTACCAGTTATCTCCACCATTATAACAAGGGGCAGGATTTACAAGTTCTCTATATGGGAATGCGACCCAATCACCATTTGCCCGAACTTCACAATATCTATGTGCTGACGATTCACTTGTTGCACCTTCAACAATCCTAACATTAATATTTCTAGCTTTACATTCTTCATACACTAATCCAGCGAAAGCCCAGCAAGTACCAGAACCTGTTGACCTCATACAGTCTACGTCCTCACAATAATCACCCCATATTCCATATCGGTATTGTTCACATATTTTAGCTACTTCTGCAACACCACCAGTGGCATTACCTCCACCATTATTATTTGTATTTTCTTGTTGTTTAAATGCTTGGTTATAAGCATCATGATAACTTCTTAGTTTCTCAGTATAAGCTGAATATGGGGACGGTAAAACGTTTAAAGTCAATGTACTAAATAATCCATTACTATCACATTTGATAACTTGTTTCTCAATATACCATCTGTTCTCTTGATATTCTGTACCTGCTCCTCTGTTTATTTTATATGTTGGCAGTATCTTGAATAGTTCCGCAAGATTACCTAATTTAAAGTCCTTCGGTAGCTCTGTAAAGAACATTTGATTAGTATGTAAGTTCTTAAACATCGTATGATTAAGTGGAAGCTTTACTTCAAAAGACAATAAATCTCTTCCAGATTTCACAACTTCATCCTGTGCCTTTTTATAAGATTCTGCGACATTGATTTGTTGAGTAGTACTAGTTGTTGAAGTACCACCACCGCCATTCTCGCCATTAACTGCTGCAAGAACTGCATTTGCGATTTCTTGTGGGGTATTACCTACGACAACATCACCTTTACCAGAGTCTCGAGCCATTTGTGCGATTTCTGCTCCTGTGTGTCCGACCCAACGATCACATATGGATGTACAATCATCATCAGCCCCCCATGGTTTGGTATCAAATTCTGTAGTACTTCTTAATCCTAAATCGCCTCTTAAACCGAAAACATAGTAATCAAAATTACCAGAACCATCAATGGCGTCAGCTATACTTACTGTGGAACCAGCCATTAAATATACTCCTACTTTACCACTTGCAGCACCATAATAATCATATGCACTAAATTGACCGGGACCAATACCTAAATTGATCACATTATAACCTGCCGCTTCTAAAGTAGCACAAGTTGTCCCAAGAACCTCACCATCAAGCTCACTATTGATGTCACATGCTACAACTACGGTTTTTCCTTTATTGTTAACACCTGTGCCTGGACTACCACCTGTTGATGTTGATGTTGTTGTTGTTGTTGTGGTTACTGATTCAGTAACAGGACTTATCATACCAATATTAGCACCGAAATAAAAACCAAGTTTACTTAGTTCTTCATTAATCGTTTGGTTAGTGTCTGGATTAACAATAGGAGTATCATCGGTAGTTTGGAAATTAACACCAGTTAAAATATTAGTAGTATCGAAACTATACTTATAACTGGTTAAATCACTATGAGTCAATTTAAATCCTGTTTTAATCCAAGTATTAATGTCTAAAGGTTCTATTTGGCAAATACCTTCAGGAGTGAAATAAACATCAGTTGGACAACCTCCAACATGGGCATAATTCATTATCTTATCCATTGCTGAATCGTAGGATAGTTCTTCTGTTGCTTGTTGGTCGAACCAATTTTGTTCTAAAACGCCATTTTGTAACTCATATGATTCTATTGGTCTTAAACCAGATAATATTTTACTGCCCCTATCAGTACCAGCACTATTTGTGATTGTATCAAGAGGTGTGGGTGAGGTTGTGTCATATATTGATAATAAGAAAAATTGTAATAATTCATATACTCTAGTGTTTTTATTAATTAATCTTTCTTTATTCATATAATTACGGCGTCCATCCTGACACTGATACGTGTATAAACCATTATCTTTATTGAATTCAACTTTAATTATTTTACCACCAAAATTCTCATGATAAGGACTGCTAATATGTACCCATAACTGACCGGCTGTTAAATCAAAATACTTATTAGTAGTGAATTTAGCAGTTTTAACTCGAGGGTCAGTTTCAATAATTTCGTATGATGTAAATGGTATGTCTTTATGGAATGTTTGACCTGTATCATCCCAAAAAACAACACCACCTAACTGTTCTACTGCTTCTGGACTCCATTGTTTAACTTGAACATGGGATTCCATGAAACCTGTGTTGTCTCCTGGAATCCATGCACCATTCACATTTCTTGTTAATTCCTCCATGTATGGTTTACTTGATATATGATTTACTACTTGAGAACCAGTATGAGAGCTGTCTCCATCAAATTTTGCTATGATGTCATATTCGCCTTTGGGTAATCTTATGTTTAGTTTAGCGAGTCCATCTGCTTCAGTATGACGAGTATAAGTCACTCCATTAACCGTTATGGTTACAGTACAATCAACACGACCTATTTCATCATATACAGCACATTGATAAACCGCTGTTTCATCTTCCATTTTTGAGATATTGGTTCCGTCCATATGTGTGCTTGAAATAACTTTAACAACAACTGTTTTCTCTGCATAATCAAAATAATCATCCATAGGACTAATTATTTTACAAGCATATTCACCACGAGGCAACTTGATATTTAATGAAGCTTCACCATTACTATCTGTTCGCCTTGTATAATTTACACCATTTATTTGAAATAGTATAGGATAATATGAAAGAGCCGAACCATCATATACATTTACTTTTGCTTTAACTTGTCCAGTTTCAGTATAATTTTTAGTTAAATTATCTGCTAAAATTGTAACTGGATATTTTTCAACAACATATACAGTAATGGTTTTTGTACAACCTTCGTAGGCATCAAATCCTTCAAATAGTAAATCACATTGATAAGTACCTAAAGGGAGATTTATATTTAATTCAGCTTCTCCCCATTCATCAGTATATTTTGAATATGTTACTCCATTTATTGTGAATTTTAACACTTCACTACCGAGAGGATTATTATATTTATCTTTAACACCTACTCTTAATGGTTTAGGATAGCTTGGAGTGGAATAATGGTCTTTCGCTATAATTTTAGTTGAAATTGACATTTATTTTTAACCTCCACCATAATATCTAGTACCGTTCCACAAGAGGTCACTTGAGTCGTACCATCCACCATTACCTGCATAGTTATCATCATTTATTAATGCATTAATTGTATCACGGTCACATATTCCTTGTTTCTTTTCAGTATTCATGAAATTTGCTTGAAACATAAAAATATCCATCCGCATCACATAATCATCCCATACACCATTAGGGACTCTTTTATGACTATTGTCGGTATATGGTTTGAAACTACCATGAGCTAATAATTTCCTTTGTAAAGCAAGAATAGCAGACTTGGGACTCTTCGCATTAATAGTTTGGTATTTAAGTAACTCTAAATCATCAGCAGATAAAGTAGATTGTTTCTCACTATACATTCTTTCGAATGATTGATTATTTTCATAAAATTGCTTAAATCGTAGTTTCCATATTGAAAAATTATGGTTAGATTGCTTCTTAGATTTAACAGACATAATATATTTAGCATTAGGTACATCTAATGCATCAGTAACCACACTAACAGGCGTTAAATTCTTATGCCACATATTAAGATAATCCATAACAGTATAATTACTATAACGATAAGATTCTCGCATCATAACACTAATTTCAAACTCGACACCATGATCACCTTGATTGAAATAGAATGTTGGAGCATTCATTGTACCTGTTTGCATCAACATGTCTGTTTCTTTAATGTCGATTCCAGGAGTTACACTGAATCCATCCGATAATTTTACTAATAATGGTATTCCATTTATTTCAAAATAATTCCTAGGATTTTTAGTTGATTGTTGTTGTATATTGTTTGATAATACTTTAACCACTACGTCTTTTGTTGCAGGATTATATGTAGCATTTCCATTAAATTTGATGGTTGCGGAATAATTTCCTACAGGTAAATTTATGTTTAAGGTCGTATATCCGTTAGACTCTGTTATACGATTATAAGTAACACCATTAATAATAATCTGTAATGGATAATTGTTTAATGGTGTATTACCATCAAACAATCCCACACGAAGAGCATCGGCAGAGCCATATTGTTTTATAATGTCATTTGCTACTATACTTATATCTCTCATAAAATATCAAACCACCCTATTTGCTGTCGTGTTATCCCAGTTTATCTCATCTGTGATTGTTTTAATGATTAAATCAGTTAATCTTTCCTCATCTTGTATAAATCCGGTAAATGTGAAACTAAAATTATTAACAACACCACCAGCACCACCGTTACCACCAGTACCGTTAACATTTGTATTTAAATTCGGATTATATGCACCTATAATATTATCTGAACCGTGGTGAGCAATAACTGCCATATCAGATAATCCATGTTCAAGAAACATTTTAGAATCTTCTGTCTCTAAAAATGTAGCTTGTGCCATAATACCTGGACTGTGTCTATTCCAAATTGCTTGTACTATTTGTTGACCAATATTTTGAGCTGCTGCTACTGCTTGTGCTCCAAAATCATATATCGCCCCTAACACATCATTAAACTCTGCCCAAGCTTCATCAACTAAACCAGATAAACCAGAACCAAAAGCAGATACAGCATTTCTTGCACTATTACCCAATTGTGATACGAAATTACCACCAAAGCTTACTACATTACTAATAACACTAGATAATATTCCACTTACTTGTCCTACAAATCCTTGGAAATTTGCAACACCTTGCTGAACGGCTTGTTGAATAAATACAGGGATTTGAAATACTTGCATTATAAATCCTTGTATACCCATAATTACTTGAGTAATTGAACCTCCAATTCCATTAAATCCATTTGTGAAATTTTGTAGATAACTTCCTACATCAATACCAGCAAGTTCTGCTAGCCAGCCAAGAATTCCTTGTGTACCATCATTCCAAAAAGCTTCCATACCTTCATGTAATTTTGTTTTAATATTTTCAAGGAATCCATCCATTTCAGCGTTTGCTTGATTAACGGCTTCATCACCCATTAACATTCTTGATAAGCCTTGTGATAAATCATTACTTGCTAACATTTTAGCAGTATCAACACCAGCATCTGCTCCTTTCTGTTCATATTCAACGACAACATGCCAATCCCCACTAGCAAGTCTTTGCAAATCATTAAATAATTGATTAACACTATTCCGGAAATCTTCATTTGTATTATAACAATATATTAATGCTGCTACAAGTGCTAAAATTGCTGCTGCAACCAATACATAAGGGTTTGCTAACATTGTGAGATTCAATGCTGCTTGAGCTGCTGTTGCAATCTTTGTAACTCCACTCAAAAGTTGTGTCGCAGTACTTACAAATTGAATAGCATTTGCTACAGCTCTAACAGTTGAGATAACAGTAGTTAATGCTAAGAACCCCATAACAACAGCTAAAACCCCACCAATAACACTTTGAATAGGTGCAGGTAATGCTTTAAATCCAGCAGATAATGCCTCAATAACTTGAGTAGCAACTTGCATTGCAGGAATAAGGAAAGGTAAAATCATATTTCCTACCGCACCCATCAATGCACCAGTCGCTTTGTCTACCTGGTCTTTTAATCCTTGCCAACTGTTTTTGTACATTTCATTTGCATTTTTTCCATCACCCATTGCTTTCGTTAAAACTCTGAGTCTTTCCTCTTGTGATAATGTTTTAAACATCTTAGATGCTTCATCAGCAGAAACACCCATTACTCTACCTAAATCAGCAGTAGATATTCCAAGTTGGGTTAATTGCCTAGCTCCTGCATTTCCAGACATTACCATCATTTTCATTTTCTGCTCCATTGACTCAATGGAGTTTCCAGTTTGATATGCTCGTCCAGATAATGCTTCAAATGATTGTTGTAATAATTCAGTGTTTGTTACTCCTGCAATACCCATATCATTAAAATAGCTACGAATTAAACCTCCACTACGACCAGTAGCTTCTCCTGCTTCTGATATGTCTGTTTTCATTTGCCCTGATACTTCACCAAACGTTAACCCAAGACGGTTCCATGAATCATTAATATTACCAGCAGTATCCACCAATTGCTCCATACCTGCAAGCGATACACCAGCACCAACAGCAGTCAACGCATCATTTAAACTATTAACAGATTCACTTACACTATCTACTCCACTAGTATCTCCAGGAGGTGAAACAGGCGTATTGTTTACATTTTCTATTTCAGTTTCTAAGTCTTCAACACTGGATTCAACATTATCTACTTCAGAAGAATCGGAGGTTACATCTACTTCTACTTCATTATTATTTAATTCTTCTAATCTATCTTCTAAATCTGATACATCATTATCATCAACTTCTGTCATGATTTTTACAGTTACTTCTTTTTCATCAGACATAAATCACCACCTAAACCTTCTTATAATGTAATAGCTCCAATCAGTTTGTTTTTAATAGCTATATTCATCCGTTTATTTATTATAATACTTATTGCTATTTTTTGTAGATTTGTTAATCCTTTCAAATCACCCCCATTGATTTTATAACCACCATATACACAAGCCTGGGTTATATAATGTTCATCAAGGAAATAATTCTAATTCCTCTTTTAATTTTTCAGCATTTTCAGGATTGGTTTCAATACCACTTATTTTAAATATCTGTTCTACTATTTTTGCAGGTAAACCAACCGGCATTGCCTCAATCAATGTAGGGGATAATGATTTCCCTTCCTTAGTCATCAAACTATGAGTTAAAACATTAACTAATAATTCAGCAGCATTACCATTATAAATAGATTGGAATTCACCAGTACTTATTGGTTTAATTAATGCTTGTGCTTTTTTACCATTAGGAAATTCTATTTCTATTGGTACCTTTGCATCAACACCCTCAGTAATCAACTCTTCAAGGGGAAAATATTCATCAGTATTATTATTTGTTTCTGCAATTTCTAATTCTTTCATTTTGTATTACACCTCTAAAAATATGTTTTTTTTAAAAAAAAAACCCACCACATATATATGTGATGGGTGTATTTAAGTAATTTTTTCCATAAACAAACCTTTATTTTTATTACTTTATCCTTTTAATTTCTTCAAAAATCAACAGAGCAAAAAGGGGGATATAAATTAGATTAAATTTCCACCCCATTAACTATTTTGCGACTTGATTCACCTTTAAACTCTAATTTCTTAGCAGTACGTTTAACAGGGTCAACTTCGTATTTATCACTAGATACTTTACACTTATATGCAAATTCTTTTTCAGTAATGATACCATCATCACCATTAGATTGCACGATTAATTGTATTGTTACAGGTTCGGATTCTGCATACTTCAATTTTTGTAATAAAGCAATATACTGGTTTATAGTACCTGCAACAACAGATTCAATCTCTACTGTAACAGGTGGGTTTGGGTTATTATCAACAATAGTACGTTGAAATGTAGGGGTTTCCTCTGAGTCGATTTCTTTATTAACAGATGCTTTTGTAGCATCCCCCAAAAATACATTATCAATATAAATTTCTTTTACAAGTGCCATTATATTTATCCTCCATTTTATTAAAATTACTTTTTATTGTATACTAATACTGTAATATATATTTATTGTAGTTATAATATCATCAAATATCATTTCATCAACAACCACATTAATTATTTTACTAGATGGTTTTTCAGTGTGATATGTAATACCTTTTAATAATTGTAAGTCATTAACATAATGTTGAATTAAACCTTCCATTATAGTAACAATACCATTTTCGGTTTTAGCATTATTTTTTTGTCCTAATGCTGTTTCAACAGTAATATTGTCCAATATTACATCTCTTGTACGGTTAATATACAAATCGTATCCGTCTGGTAATTCTGAATTTACACAGTAATATGTTTGTAATCTACGGTTTCTGCATTTTAAGAATGGAATATTTAAGTTTAATAATGCTGCACCTAATTCACCATTAGCAGTTGAATATTCAGGAGTAACAGCAGTAACACCTTCGATAATTTGACTAGTTAATGAAGCATCTACAGATTGACGACAAATATAACCCACTAACCAAGCAGTTGAACGATTTAAACTTAAAGTTGTCCCATTAACAGTAAATTGTTGAGTATTAATATAATATATATTATCATTGAATTTACTTACAGATGTTTCATATGCAGCTGCAGTTGATTGTTGTAATTGGGCAATTTGACCGTGAGGATATTTTGCTTCGAATTCTGCATCTAGCCATGCACTAACAATAGTTTGGAATGCATCAGATAATTGCTCTGCAACAAATAAATTATTAAATCTTTCATTATGTAATTTAGCTAATGCAGCGGTTAATTTTGCTTCGGTTAATGTAGTTTCTGCTACAGGGTCATCTCCACTAGTATCCCAAGTAGTAATATTAACAAATAAAACAGTAGATGCACCTGTAAATATTCCATCTATTGCATCAGTACCTTTAAAGGTTCCTTCAGTGCCCATTGTACCGAATTTTTGATGTGCTTCACTTACATCATTACAGACAGTTAAAGCGGTTATTTCACTATCAAATGCTCCAATAATAGCTACAGTAGAAGCTATATTATCAGGTATTGCTTGAGGGGTTGGTGCTCTTTCATAAACGTTTACCCTTGTCTCAGTTGCCATATTTAATTACCTCCTAATTGTTTAAATAATTTATAAGCTTTATCTACATCTTCTTTTGATTTTAAAATTAAATCATTCACTAAAACATAATATAAAAATGCTTTTGGTGTCTCAAATGTTTTTTCAACATAATTTTTATAATCAAAAGAAGACTTTTCTTTTTTAGCATCTTCTTTCTTCTCTTTTTTCTTTTTCGCCATATATATTAACTCTCCTAAAAATATTTTAAAATAAGTGATGTGATAATTCAATTACACCTAAAACATACCAGTTACTATTATTAGGTTGTTCACGTATTCCTGCATCTGTTATGCGAGTATCTGAAACAATTCCTTTATTATCTATAGTTAATTGTTTGAATGCATCATTGGTAGCAAATTCTTGTATAAGATAATCTAATAATATTGTTGCTGTCTCTGCAACACGATTATTATTACCCTTCATTTTAAAAACGATAATTGTATTGATTTTTTCCGGTCTGCTATAGGTGAAATCATCTTCAAATGTAACAGTATTAATATGAACATCACAAGTTGCTTTCTTGGTAAAGGATTTTAACTTGTCTTCACTGTAACCCAAGTTTACTTTACTGAATATTGTATTATCGTTATCATCAACAAGACTCTCCAAGTTTTGTTTAACCCACAATATAACATTATGGCATTTCCTAAAATTAGGAGTTATCTTTTCAGCTAATGGATATTCATATACTTCTTCCATTTCCATTTCAATCATAATATTAATCACCCATACATTGCTATCGTTTTTTCTAGACCATCACCGAGAAAATCAATAGGGTCAACTCTTCCTTTACCTCTTACACCCATAAGTACAAATATACCATGAGGTGCTGTGTAAGTTCCAGTAACTAAAGCATAATCGTCAGTTATTGTTTGTATATTACCACGTATACTTGATTGTAATTCACCAGTATCATAACCATGTCCTGGATAGAGTTCGTTTTTAATGTTCTCTTCTAAAGATAATGATACTTTTTCTGCGGTTTCTTCTAGCTCTTCCTGTGCATAAACTTTAATAATAGCGTCGATGCCTGTATCCATGATTAACCGCCTCCTTATAGGTTGGTGCATTTCTATGATTCACTGATGAATATGTATCTGGTTCACATGAGTTTTTATAAGCTTCGATGAAATCGTCTAATAATTCACTACCAGTAACACACCAGAAGTTTTTCCGCTCCTCATATTCAGAACCGGAATAAAGAACTCCATACAAATCACATATCGCAAAATAAATCGCTACTGTTTTAATACTGCTACTAATGTTTTGAGGGTCAGGTAATGGAATATTATTAGCTCTTAATCTTGCATGTATACGACCAGTAGCATTTTCAATAGCTATATCTATAACATCATCATTATCAAGAGTATCACTAATATTCTCGCCAAAAAGGGTGATAACATCATCATTAGTACAATAATGAACTATACTCATATATTTTACCCCCAATTATCACTTATTCCTTATTCTGCATCTTCTAATGCTTTGATTCTACCTTTAATAGTTCCTACGGTTGCATCAGTACCAATATCTGCTTCAATGTCTGCTACATCTTTAATCAAACCTGAAGATTCACCACCTACAGCAGTTTTCAAAGCCCCTACATCATCTTCCAAATCACTTATATCAACATTACCCAATTTAGATTCCAATGCTAAAATTTTTCTTAATAATCTACGATTTATATCTTCCTGTGAGCCAGAGAAGAAATCATAAGCTTTAGCCATATTTTAATCCTCCTTTAATTTTAACCATTTTAAACCTTTTTCTTTTACTTTAGATTCTAACTTATCAATAGTAGTTGCTGAAAGAGATTTTCGTTTACCACCTTCATAGTATCTATATTTCCATATAAATCCTTGTTTACAACATTTATCTTTTTGTTTACAAACTCTGAAATAACTGGAAGTATTTTTAACCCTACTTACTGATTCACTCATTTTTTGTTTAGTTTCTTCTGAATGGTACTTACCATACATAGGATGATTTTCACCAGAAAGTGCTTCACTAATTTTTTTCCTACTTTCTTCTGTGTGTCCTTTACAACCACCATTACCAAAATTATCAAAATTGAATCTTGGATTATATATTTTACCAAATAAAATTTCCATCTTATTCAACTTCAAAGTAGAACAGTCTTCAGTAGCCCAAATAACACCATATTCATAACGATTAGGATTATTCTGTAAAATTCTATTAAATGGTTGTTTATTATACCTTGAAGCTTGTAAATGGTGGTTATGTCTACTATGTTTGTCTATGTGGGAATCCTTACCCACATAAACAACATCACCAGTTTCTAAATCAGTATATTGATAAATCCCTTTCAACATAAACCACTCCTAATTAATCAATGACCAAAAAGCCGTTCGCATTCTGAATGTTAAGAGCACTCTCCGCCCAGATGTATGTCTCGATGGTTTGTGGTCTGTTAGGTTTTACTTCACTAATATTTAAGAAAGCTGGAGGTATACTCATACCGGCTTCTGTGGTGGTGAGTCCGTCATTCTCTAAAGATTGAATAACACTGTATTCTGGGTCTACGAACTTTTCAATTAAAGCTCCAGGATTATTTTTATCAAATATAATGAAGTCACCTTGAGCTACTTTGCTAGATGCCATATACTCAAAATTGGATTCTGCATAATTTTCTTTTCTTAATGCAGATTCAATAGTTAATCTATCTTTCCTGTTACATAATACTGTATTAGGGACAAATCCAGTTGCATTATCATTAGCATCATAACGCATTTCATCATCAAGGATTACTTCATTAGTAATAATATTCTCCGCAGTATCCCAAGTTTGAAGAGTTGCAGTAGATGCACGACCACCAGCTTTTATTGCATTCGCATAAGCAGTTTCATAGAAATCAGCTATTTTAATAACAGCTTGATTATAAAATTGCTGTAACTGTGCCATGTAACGTCCTCTTTGTTCATCACGAGTAGATGCTTTGTACATATAACCAATAGGTTTGATTTGACCAGATACAGTAGAACCTTCACCAAATTTAATCTCATTATAAGTTATACCGTTTGCTACGTATTCAGGGTCAGCTACTTCAACATCACCCTGCATGTAACTTGTAAATAATCCAGATGGATTTTGTACGGTTGGTAAAATTGATAAGAATTTTAAAGATTCATATATTTTCTTTTGAACATATAATTCCATGTTCTGTACTTTGTCAGCTTGAATTGCTGGAATTCCATTAAACATATTAAATATTCCTCCTATATACTATTTTATAATATTCCAACTACAACTTTATTATCAGTAGTTTGGTCTGTTAAAGCAATAAAACCAGATGCAGTAGTACCAGATGAAGCAGTTTTCTTGAACCCATCAGTACTAAATTCAACATACAAACCAGCAGTAATACCTTCACTTGCTTTAGCAGGTACGGTACGAACAGCTTTAAATATAGATTCAACACCTAATTCTCTTAATACATCTGCTGATTTTGCTTGAGCAGCAGTATAATTCTGTGCTGGTTCATATCCATCAACAAATTCTGGATTGTCGTGGACGAATCCAATAACTGGTTTATCACCAGTTGCTTTTTTAACTAGCAATTCACCAGACAGTTCTACTGCATCACCAGGTACTAATGGATATTGTAGTACTGGTTTTTTTTCATTTCCAACTACTGAATGAGTAGTTACAATATCGATTTTTCCTTCTTCTGCTTTTACAGGGATGGTTATCCCTTTAAACATATTTAATTCTCTTTTAGACATATATAATAGTCCTCCATTTATTTTTTTTTATATTAAATTTAATATAAACATTTTTTAGTTTTTGAAATATTCAGCTATTCTATTAATATCCACATTATCTTTTTTTGATTGTGGTTTAGTACTTGTATCAACGATTGTAGGTGCATCTTTATATAGTTTGTCGAACATTTCACGATTACTAAGATATAATTCTTTAGCAGTTTCCTTTTGGGATAGTGCTATTTTACCTTCTTTGATATAATTGTCAATAGCTATTTCCGCGTTTTCATCTAATAATTGATTCATATTAGCTTGCATTTCACGGAATTCCTCAGCCTGTTCCAATTTATCTTTGACTTCATCGTTTAATGCACCAATTGTGTCGTCAACAGTTTTATCTTTTTCAGATAATTGTTTTTTTAGGTCTTCGATTTCCTTGTCTCTTTTCTTGAGTTCTTTATCAAATCCTTCTTTTAATTCTTTGAATCTGTCTAATACTTCTGCATCCGCAACTTTAACATTAGTTGTTGTTTCATTTGCAGTTTCAGTATTTTCTATTTTTTCTTCACCCATTATTTCACCTCTATATTTAATCATTCATTATAAATATCTTCAGTATCAATATCATCACTTTCTTCTTCAAAGTTTTCATTTTTTATGAAAACAGCAACGCAACGACAATTAGGATGAACAGGGGGTAGCATGTCTATTTCATCCATTGAATAGATTATACTATCTCCGCCACCATCATACTGCTCATCACAAATAGGGCAAGGGTCATTACAATTACAATAGAAGCCGTTAGCTCCTCTTTCCTGTGCACTAATATAATTACTAATTGTTTGTGCTCTTTTAATCTCTGTACGGTAAATAACTTTCGCCCTTGTATTATTAATGGCTTCTACATTATTTGTTAAATCTTTCATTATGTCTTGTCTTAATTTATTTTCTCGGAACCCTGCCTGCATTGTATCTCGTATAGTCTGCTTAACATCTTCACCAACATTAGTAACTAATTGTGATGTAGTATCCCGTATTGCTTGTTCGGTTAATTTGCGGTTGGCTTCATAACTAAACTTTTTATCTGCAATAGATAATAGTACACTATCTGTTGCATGTTCCACAGCCCCTAATGTAATCATTGGGTTTTCAATAGTATATGGTGCTGTTTTCTCTAGAAACTCTTCAAACGTTTCAGAGTCATAAACATGTGGTTTTATACGTTTCAATATAGTCTGGAACAATCTGTCTGTGTACCTTATCCCATTGCGTATGAGTTTATCATCCTTCGCCATTTCTTATCATTTCTCCTCAACAACTATATTATTTAATATATCTTCAGTTGCAGTTTCACCATTCACAGGAGGCAAATTAAAATCCTCAACAATTGTATTATCCTCAGGATTATACTCAATATCAAGATTATTTCTGAAGAAATTAGAAATACTTTCCTGTACTGCTTGATTATCACTTGATAAAGTTCCATTACCAATTAATCCATTAATAATTTCATATATCATCTTATAATCTGTATTCTCGAATTTATCAAAGCTAAATATTGGTGCTTTTACAGTATCCCCATAATTAAACTTTACAATAGGATTAATCAATTGTCTCTGTATAACATTAGCTATATCTTCTAATATACCATTATAAATAATATATAAGAACTCTAACTGAGTATTAGACTGTGCATAACTCCCTGTAGTATTACTACTCATTAATAAATCAGGTATAAAGAATAAACGAAGTATCTGATTATCTTTCATTTGGATAACAGTTTTATAATCATCAGCCGAGCCATTGCCTCCAACTGATTCAATAACTTCTTCTAAACCTACAGTTATTCCTGTTGCACCTGCGTTTATATCATCGAATGCATCTAACATCCCCTCACGACTGGATGGATTATCACTTTTACCCACCATTAATGGTGATGCATGTCTTTTAGAATCTGTCATTAACCAATTATTCAAATCCTTTTTCTCACGTATAATTGGTTTTAATTGTCTTAATACTCCTCTACCATATGGATTATCAAATGATTTATCATATGAATATAATAAAATCTTCTCAATTGGAATATCTATTGCTTTATCATTTGGCGGAGTCTGATGTATACTAACTACATCCCCATCATCATCAAAATTAAATGGTTTATTTTGTAGTGTAGACATAGTGATAGGTATTACATTCTTTAGGACTAATTTCTGTTCCTCATTTATATTAAACATTAACTCAGAGGCACTGAACCCATATAATACTCCAGTTAAAATATATCCTACAATATCAATAACCTCGATTTCCATGTCCTTGAACATACCATCGATGAAGTCTAATACTTCAGTGTTATCATCAGGACTGCTTAAATTGTATGACTTGCTGCATAATATATGAGTAAATATCAAATAAGCGGTTTTTACTTGGTCATCATTGAGTATGTCTAATGATTCCTTATAACTGACATTTGGATTAATCTTTTCAAATCTCGAATACCTACTAAACACATTATTATTATCTAAAATTGTGGTTTTATTGCTACTATTGAATAATCCTTTAGATTCTCTTTTAAATAATCTTGATTTCAAATCTTCTAATAAACTAATTTTACATCACCCCTCATCTATAAAACCTCCTCTTCCTATTTCCTACACCAGATACACCAATACTACTTTTCATAGTATTGTTTAACAAATAATGAACACCATATGCCACTGCATCGATTATATCATCATGTGCACCATAAGGAAACGCTCGGAATTGCTTTAATACTTCTTCTCTTAAGTTATCATCATAAATAGTTATACCAAACTTTCCATCAAGCATAATTTGTTGCAATTCAAAAGCACGGTCAACTTTTGATGCAGTCGCTAATGATTGTTTAACATTATATCCTACAAGTCTTTTTTTATAAACTTCATATAACTCACCAGCCGCAGAGCCGACGGTTCCTGTTTCTATTAGTATTGGTGTGTTTGGTGTATCCCTTTTAGCTGTATTTTTTATCTTGTTAATGTTTTCTTCTCCGAATTTACCATAGACTAAATCGGATAGGATGTATTCTCCTTTATAGTTTTTATAAATATATGCTCCTGCTGTATAATCACTTGATTTATTCTCATCTTCAGCAGTATAAGCTAAGTCCCAACTACGAACTTTACCTATAATATGTGCTGTATTTGGGTCATATTGGTCATCATAAAAAATATTATCAATGTTAAAATAATCACCAGTTTCATCCAATGGTCTTTGTTGGTATAAGCTTTCAAATAACCTGTCTCCTATCTCTTTTCTTCTTTCCTCAAAAAAATCTATTGTATATCGGTTATTCCATATACATGTGCCATCATCATTTATTGCAGGTATTTCAACAAACTGGTATTTATCTGGTTCATCTTCTTTCAATCGTCCAATTATATCCTGTGAATGCCATCTTGTTGCTAGGATAAATAACTTACTATGAGGTTCGAGACGTTGTAACAATACTCCTTTAAACCAATTATACAATTTATCTAACTGTGTAGGAGTACAATCATCAAAACCTTTAATATAATCATCAACAATACAGATATCAACATTTCTTCCAGTAATTGCTCCACCAGTACCAACTAAACGGATACTACCTAAGAATTCACCTTTACCATTCACAAAACGAAACTTCGATTTACTAAATTCTTTATCAGATACAAATATATCACGTTCAGATAATAAGTTTTGATTATCTAAGAATAATTGACGTAGTAATAATCCAAAATCATTAGCCAAGTCCTGTGAGTAATTAACAATTAATATATTAAACATTGGATTCATTAATATTAACCAAAAAGGAAAAGATAATGTAATAAGACTACTCTTAGCAGTACGAGGAGGTTGAGACACAGTTAAACGGTCAGGCTTATTATCATCCAATAATGTATCTAATAAATACTCACTAATACTCCAAACATGCTTAGCAGGAACACTATCACGTACTGTTAAAGTAGAGTAAATATCATACGGTGTAATATCCTCAATACTAGCCAATGTCATTTAAATCCTCACGATTCTTTTTAATATTACTTAACAAATTAACAGTAACCTCAGACTTAACCTCAGCTTCAACCTTAGACTCAATCTCCTGAGTTAAATTATATTTCCCCTTCTCATTAACTTGTAACAAATACTGTGAAGCGTGCCAATCTTTATGCTTAGCTATTTTATCACGATGATACTTCGTAAACTCCAAATTAGCCTTTAAATACGCAAAATAAAAACTACGATATTTACCTGACTTAGCTTTCTTACCTTTTTCAAGCCAATAGTCTAACGTCCTGTCAGAGATACCAGCAAGACCTGCACATTCCTTCTTTGTCATACCAGAAGAGCGAGCATCAAGTATAATAGAACATACTTCATCACTAAACTTAACCATATTCGCACCTCCCTATATATAGACCGAAATTTTTAATGTAGGAAAGCAACAACTAAACCCAACGCACCAATAATAATCGACAACAAACTAAAACCAATTGTAATAAATGTTTTAGTATTCGATAATGATGTTTCAATTGCAACTAATCGTTTCTCATTAATATTATCTCTTTCCTCACTTCTTTCGATTAATTTATCGAGCTTTCCTTCAATGGCTCGCAAAGAACGTTCTAATTTGTCTATTTTTTCTTTTTTAAATGCTAATTCAGTTTTTAGTTCAGCTATTTCTATATCGTTACTTGTTATATTTCCCACATTCTTTTCTGTCATGTTTGGTTCACCTCCAAATACAAATATTTGTTTGGATAATTTTTAGCAAACCATTTGTAGAGTTTATGAATATAAAGACTTCTTTTTATTAGTTTTCCATTATATATAATACAATATTGTTGTTTATCTTTATAAAAACCAGACTTACGAATTCGAGCATAATTTTTCCATTGTGGATGTTTTTCACCTTTACGTGCTTCAGACATTTTCCTTTTAGTCTCTTCTGAAAGAATTCTGCCCGTCATTGATTCACTTATTTTTTGTTTATGTTCTTCAGAAAGTTTAGTAGACCCACCTTTTCCAAATTTACCAAAATTGAATTTTGGATTATATATTTTACCAAATAATATTTCCATTTTATTCAATTTCAAATCTGTACAGTCTTCAGTTTCCCAAATAACAGAATATTCATAACGGTCAGGATTATTCTGTAAAATACGATTAAACGGTTGATCGTCATAATTTGATGGTTGTAAATGGTCTTTATGCCTTTTATCATAATGGATATTAGAATCCTTACCAATATAAACAATACCACCGGTTTTTTTATCCGTATACTTATAAATTCCTTTTGACATCCTCTCCACCTCGTACTAGTTCTTCTGCTTTTTGTACTCTTGCTTCTTCTGATAGTTGTACGAGTATAAAACCAGCTATAGTGATTATTGTAGGTACTATATATTTGTATTCGTCTGGTACGATATTTGTTAAACCATCGACACCGAGATATGTTATTAATGAACATATAAATACAATAATGTTTACCGCTCGACTGTAATTCTTTAAAGATTCCATATTATTGTTTCCTCCTTTATTAATTTGATTATAGAAAATGGGAATAGAGGGATTTGAACCCTCACATCACTGTCTTGTAGACAGTTGCACTTCCAAATTATGCTATATCCCCCACTGTGATACCAGAAAGGCGACGTCTTTCCTTTCTGGAGTGCTGCCACGGTTTCAGTAGTCCTGAACGGAGTCGAACCGTTGTCGCTGGTTCCAAAGACCAGTATGATTGCCACTACACCACAGGACTATGCGATTTTAACCACTCTTAAGGCATATATATACTGTGTCCTCTGCCCTTTCAGTGAGCAGAGGAACGGAGATGATTTAAATGAACAAATGGTTAGTGATGGATTCAAACCACCTACCAACCATAATAAAAAGTGTGTGAGAGAATGAATAAAAATATTATGAGTCTTCTAAACTCCACATTTCATTCTAACATAATAAGTAATATGCAAATATATTCATTATATTTTTTTCACCTCTTCACCTTACTATTATTTCACATTAACTAAAAATGGTGGAGAAAGTCTATATGTGTTTGTGTGTATGTTGTATTTATTTTTTGGTTTATAAAAAAATTGCAGGCTTAGACTTTTCGGTTGAGTCCAGCCTGTTTTTTTAGTGCTCTTATTCTTATTAGTTCTTTTTTCCAGTCGTTGTCTTTGTTTTCCGCTAATTTTATAGTTCCAACTCCACTTCCATATATTAAAACATTTTGTTTTCTGTATTCTATGTCATGGTACCATCTGTGACTGTTTCTTTTATTCATTTTGTCTTGGTGTGCTTTTTCACTGCATTCTGTACTACAGTATATTTGTTTTTTATTTCCGCCAAATGTTTTTCCACAGTATTGACATTTCTGTTCAATTATCCTCCTTTCTTTTCTTATTTCAAATTCCGCTTGTCTTCGACATTCTTTGCTACAGTATTTGCGTGGTCTTCCATGAGTATTTGCTTTGAATAGTTTTCCACATATTGGGCATTGTTTATATATAATTATCACCTCCTTAAATTTGTTCGAACATTTAACTTACCTGGTTTTTTTTTCATAAAATCATATTCAACATTATAAAATTTACAATGTTCTATTAATCGTTCTACTTCTTCTTTTCCACCATAACTTAACACATCTGGTTCATCTCCAGGTTTTATTTTTGATAATCCTTTTAATTCGTCTTGTCTTCCACCATGTTTTTTTATTTTTCCGTGTTTTGTCCATGATTTAGGAGTTATTGTCATTGTGCATCACCCCTTAAATCCATTAGAGATAATATTTTCAGGGTTGGTATTTCTGGTGTTTTTTCACTTCCGAAATTATATTTTGGTTGATGTACATCTTTTTTATCTGATTGTTTAAGTATATTTTGATTACCTATTATTTCAAGACATTTATTAAACTCATATTGATTATACCTGCGTAGATATTTAAGTTTAGATTCATCATTGTCTTTAAATGAATTCACTTTTAAATATTTTTCATAAGGTATTCTACCTTCTTGAAAAACTTCTCCTTCAGATAAATTACCCTCACCCATTTTAGGCAATCTACTATACCCACCAGGAAAATCATCAGATTCTTCATAACTATAATTTGAAAAATCTAATGATAATTCTTTAAAGTAATCTGTTACATGATTTGCATAGCAGATGTCCCAAGTATTTGGTCGGAAGCCTCGCTCCGACCAGTTAGTATCATCATATTCATCAGCCAAATCTTCTTTCTTCAATATT